CCGCAGCGAACACACCCCAGAAGTGCGCTATTAAGCCCTAGCAAGGCCCCCTGTCCAGCTACCCAGCCCCGAGGAACGAGCATGAGCAGGCAACGATATTAACGCAAACGTTGCAAAGCGTGGTGCGACTCAGCTGTCAGCCGTACCGCGCCAGTGCGAGGAAAATCTAGCTCGCAAGGCCCCCCTCGTGCGTGGCCTACTAAGAACATCCTACGGCGTCACCACCATAGTCGATGTAAGAGTCGCAGCTCTACTCGTAGCCCGTCGCGTTCGTACCACCTCGCACCGAAACACAGGTGCGCTTAACGGCTGTCTACCGTGCGGCTTCAAGACGAATTTGACATATTTTTCCGGCGTTAATAATACTCACCTTAAGCCCATAACAGGCAGGCTTTCTACGGCCGGGGACCACGTTCCCTTCGGTAACACCGCACCACGAGCAATGGGACAATGGCGTCTGTTAAGATCCACCACGCTTCGCAAGGAGACCACCGCACACGAGTGGAGCACTGCACTCACCGTTCACCCGGGAGCCAAGGCAATGACGCTCGCTCAGCAGCAACCCGCTACACGCAGGGAGACTAAACCTCCACCACCCGACACTCAAACCCTCAAGAGCACTGACGACGCCACGACACCAGCCTCCCTCACCAACAGTGGGCATCGACCCAAGGTTCAAAGAAACCCGGGTCAGCTTCGGTCCAATCGCTAGGCCACCATCCCTGCCTGATACGATCGGGAAACCCAATCGTAACAGGAGAGTTTTCCAAGGCGACCTGTTCGTCCGGAGTCAAACCGAACGCGCGCTCGAAGCTCGCCCTACACTCAGATGTAGGGCGGATGGCACTCTCGGGACCCGCCAACCACGCGCCGATCACAAAATAATCGGCCAACGCAGCTGAGGGCAACGCTTTGTCCGAAACACCCACAGTGCTGAGTACCTTGAGAGCGAAGGACTGCAGAACGGGCAAACCACGAGCTAATGACAACTCGCACCGCGCCACGCCTGACAGCCAACGCCTGCCAAATTTTGGCTCACGCAACCACCTATGCGAAGAACACATGGTGGACATGACCTTGGCTGGTTCCCTGACCATGGTATAACCCAAACCATGACCAAGGAACACAGGGGCACACTGCCCAAAACGGACAGCCTCAAGGGACGTAACGGGGCTTTCTAACGTCATCTCATGCCCTGAATCAGACAAAACATCCTGACTGAAATTCCTCAGTACACAGCCCAGGTCAACCCGCTCGCAAAACACAAGCGAATTGTCGCCGTCGCACAGGACATCAAACCTGACACGTCGACGGCGCAAGACACCAACAACAGCACACAGCATGAGTAATGAATTACCCATCCCGGTATTGAAATCGCCGCTGGCTCTACCCCCTGGGCGTGAAAACTTCACGCCGGATGCGGTCACGCCAAAAAACCTTTGGCGCGCCAAGACGGACTGGAGCTCCCTGTCGCCTCGGTAAGCAGACAGGTAGACAGACCGCTCTGCCTCAATCTGAGCTTGAGTGACGTGGGCTTCGAAAGCTTTTCCGTCCACCTCAAACACTGCGCATTCCCGGAACTGATCAAACTTGGTCTTGATCAAGTTGGCGCGTTGACGGGGCCCGAGGCCCTTGGCCACAACCCTGGTTCGCGATCCCCCGAAGAGCCTGGCGGCCGTGAGATAGCCCCACAACCAGTGCTCAAAAGGCTTCAGCCAAGAGGCGACCGTCAAATTACACCTGGGCGATCTTGGAAAAATCAACCTAGGCTTGGCATCCTTTGACGCTGCAACCTTCTCAGCTTTCAGAAACGCTCTAAGACGAAAATCGGCCCTTTTAAGGGGACCATCCTCTCGCAAAGAACGTTCTGCCTCGAGGTACCTACGACGCATTGCACCGGTATACGTTTGCGCCGTTTCCAGGATGTCCCAACGCTTCCCTCCATACCTGCGGGCGATGCCACGTAAACGGCGAACCGTCCACGAGAAATCGCTGCCAACCGCAGCGGTAGCAGGGACCGGCAAAGGACACAAGGTACGCAGTTTCAAAGCTGCTACCTCGTTGTGGATGCAGCTTGCATGCACTTGGGGCACCCACGTGCCTGGTAGGCCCGTCGCGCATGCAACCCACATTTGACGTCGCTGGTCGGCCTCGCAACGCAAGGCCAGGTCGCGCGGGGTGTCCAGAGTACCACCCTCGCATAGGCCCCTGTCTGGGAACCGCTTCCCAGCACAGAGCCCCATCGTGGCGACCGGCCCGACCTAAGAGTCGGACCACCAGTAACGGGCGGTTCTTCCCTGGCTAATTGCAGCCGAGGCATAAACCTCAGCTGGTGACAACTGCCACACCAAGTGGATGTTTGAAGACACGGCCACCCACTTATGGTGCTCAGAGAGCCCCACTTTCTTGGCCCACTCCAAGGCACGAGACCTCAGAGCAGACACAAGAACGGCGTCGCGTTTGCGGAGAAACGCGAAGGAAGAAAGGGAAAAGAAGAGGTCCGGAAAGACCACTGGACGCGAGCCATCCGCTAG